TCACCACCTGCATGAACAGTGCCAGGAATCCCACCATAAGCACCGTGGATCCCACATCTACCAGCAAGGATGGATTGGTCAGCAGTACCTCGTGAGCAGCCCAGAGGTCCTGATAGAAGTAAAACAAGTCTGGTGGCTTGCTATCGAGACACGGCCAAAGAGATAGCTCTCCTTCCGCTCCAGGTTCGGCCAGATAAGCATTGAGCTGTTTCAGATAGGCTGGAAAACGAGGATTGTTGGTGATTCCGGGCCACCGCTCCTCTAGTTTCCCGTGCAACTCTTGCAGTATCACTCGGACTCATACCAGGCATTCCAGCCAGCATTGACCTCGCAAGAGGTGTCGTTGGTGGTTATTCTCAGCGTCACACTCCGCGCCCCATCAGCGGTGTATCTCACAGCCAGTGGTGGTCGGAACTTGTGTATTGCCTGTTCCTCACCTGCTTGCGCGGTGCCCACATGAAACCCGAACTTGGGCGTCAGTGCGGTGAAAGTGCCCGCGCCACTCGCGGCAGTTGTATATCCCACTTCCACCTGCACGCTGTCACTCACACTCCGGCAGCCATAGAGCACATCCCCGACCATGACCCTAGAGGCGGTCGTGGATCCAAGAGTGAAGTAAAGTGCCGCCTTGGTGCTAACAAGAGGCCCCGTAGTTGGCACTTTGGTCGCCGAGATGAACTTGGTTATACGTCTGCCTTTTCTGGCTGCATCGATACCAGTCAGCCCCTCGTAGTAGATTTCCGCCCACTCGCTATCGCCCAGTGATATGTGGCTTCGACGGGCAGCATACTTTATCTCATAGCCCTTTGTTGTTCGGGCCATAGGTTACTCCTTTGTTGGGGCCGCCCAGAAGACGGCCCCAATCTATTTAGCTCCACACTCCAGCCGTTGAAGCGATCGCCCCACTGGGCAGCGCAACCGTAAAGTACACGGTCCTGGCCTCGTGGACACCTACGTTGATGTCGATGTCACCGTTTGTTTCGGATACCAGTCCAAAAAGGCGTGATGTCGTCGTCTCGTAAGGCAAGAGCAGCCCATTCGTACCGATAGCCAGCGCGTTTGGCGCCGTGGTAACTAGCGTCCCACCAGCAGCCTCGGTCGAAAGGTAGGCCCGGATAAACTGCGCCGTGGCGATGTCCGCACCAGTCCCGTCCACTAGCTGCAGGGCAAAGTTGATAAGGTTGCCCGCCGCCGTGGTCGCAGGAACTGGGGTAGAAAACGTCACACCAGCTACCATGCCATCCAAGATGTTGATCTCGGCGGCCGTAGCAGTCACGTCGTTCAGGATGTCGAGTTCGGTGCTCGTGGCGTCCAGTTGCGACAACTTGATCAGGTCAGCCTGGGTCACCAGGGCACTGCCCAGCACTAAGACTTCAGCACTGGTTACCGTGGCAAAGACATCGTGAACCTTGTGAGCTTCAGCAGAGACTATCCCTGCACCATACAGTGCGTTGATCTCAGAGCTTGTGGCCGTCAAGTCCATGACGTTGCTGAGCTTGGCCAGGGTGATACCACTCCCAGTAAGCGCGTTGAGTTCTGCACTTGTGGCCGTAACATCGCCCCATGTACTGAACTCCGCAGCACTGATGCCCGCGCCAGCAAGGGCGTTGATCTCCGCGCTCGTGGCAGTGACGTCACCCCACTTGTCGAACTCCTCCGCGCTGATACCCGCCCCGGCCACGGCCAGCATCTCGGCGCTGGTGGCTGTGGCGAAGGTGTCCACCATCCGATCAAAGATGGCTTCACTGACACCACTCTGATAGAGCGCGTTGATCTCGCTGCTGGTCGCGGTGAGATCCATCACATTGCTGAGTTTAGCCAATGTGATGCCACTGCCCGTAAGCGCGTTGAGTTCTGCGCTCGTGGCACTCACGTCCCCCCACGTCGACATTTCAGCCGCAGATACGCCCGCTCCGGCAAGGGCGTTCAGCTCTGCGCTAGATGCAGTTACGTCCGCCAGCTTGTTGAGGTCAGCCGCCGTCAGGTTGTCGTCGTCCAAGTAGTTGATCTCTGTCGCCGTGGCACTTATCGTCGTTCCACTCCGGCTCCAGGTGCCCGATGAGTGGACGTTGAAGGTGCCACCACTACCGACTTGCAGATATTGGCCGCCTGCTTTCAGGCGAACCATATTTGCTTCCTTGGTCATGGCCCACCCCCTAACCCGCTACAACGGTATGGCTATCGTAGCTTGAAGACTGCGTAGGCGATCCGTGTCGGCATTCCCACCCCAGGAAGTAGGCGCTCCAGATGTCATTGGTTCCAGTCATCGTCGCGCACGCCAAGGTGACAAACCGATGAGTGGTCGGTAGCTTGGCCGACTCGACCTCCAGGCTGAACCACTTGTTGTCATCACTGCCGTTCGCCAGGTCGGTCTTTTCGGCATCGGTCACAGTTACCAACGTTGCAGTCTTGCTGGTCGCCGATCGCACCCGAAAATCCCCGTCTGTATCAATACTGCCCAGGTGCACCAGGAAGGCGAACCTGGGATAGTTTGACACATTGATGTACCCCCCAGACGGCGGAAAGCTCGCCGCATCTGTAGCAGCGGGAGGATTCACGCCCAGGATGTACATGTTCTCGTGCAAAGTACCATTGAAAGTCATTTCTCTACTCCTCTACGCTGCACACTGCATGACAACGAAGCGCCAGGGCTCGGTGACCTGTCCGCCTAGTCGTCTGCGCAGCACCACAACGATCCTGTTGGTTCTAGCCGTGGCACTGTCATCGTAACGGGTTACGCTCATTCCTATGCGGTCAGCGATCATGTAGCCCCGAAGGTCTCCGAAAATGATCGGAAAGGTGCTGGCTCCAAGCGAAGGCATTCCCTCTTGCTCAAGCACCTCATATCCCTCAAGGCGTCTCGGCTGACCTTCTTGCTGGTTCTGCTTCCAGTAGTATGTGCTTATGCCATCTTTCAACTGGGAAATCACCAGATACGTCGCCTTCTCCGCAATCCAGACCGCCCGTTGGCGATACTGGGCGTCGATGGTGTACGTGACCTCTTTGATCTTGTCCCAGTTGTCGATGGTAGAAGCATTACCGCTGTCCACTTCGCTCAGCCCCAGACCGCCGTCAGCAGCAGTATTCGTGCTGTTGGGCAGAATCCCCTGCGGCTTGCCTATGCCATCTCCAGTCAAGAACAGATTGTCCTCATCCATAGCGACGGCCTCGCTGAACAACTCTGTCAGATAGGGCTCAAGATTGAAGGCCGTATCCTCAAGCTGGTTCTTGCTCAACCATGTCTCGGCCATAGCCGTATGAACGGGAATCCGCTCAAAGCTGAAAGTTGGATTGGTCTCTGCTACGCCAGCGGTCGGGGTCTCATCCACCCAGGTAATTCGGACGGCACTGCGATACTGCGTCCCGCCGCCAAGTAGCTTGGCATACTCCACGGCGTCCCTGCTGGTCGTCACTTTCCGTGCCCGTGGTCTAACGATTGTCAGACCGGGAAGCCGCGATATGATCTCGCGCTGGAAATCGACTGGGACCAGAAATCCACCGAGAGAGTCTTGTCCTTCTACCAGGGTTGCCTTGAACACCTTGGCTGCGTCTATGCCCTGCATGAGTCCGTCCATAATGACCTGGGGGGTCAGAATGGGCGTGCGCAGCAGGGTGCGCTCTTCGCGGCTCAAGACTTCATCACCGCCCCGGATATACTTGAAGAACGTCTGCCGGTGCTTCCAATACTGTGCCTCATAGTCAGCACCATGTACGTCAGTTAGCATGGCCTTTATGAAGTCACTGGTTTCTCCAAACCTCTTGACATAGAGTGCTTTGGCAAAACCATCAGCCAGATTCGGTGTGTTCGGCTTCGGTTCATTGGGCAGGCCCGGCAGTGGCGGCCGCATCGGCTCAGGCGTCGCAGCCCTGAAACTCTGCAACTGCGCCAAGCCCTGAAGCGCCTTCTGCCAGCGCGCTGCTTCTTGGGTCTTCTCCTCGCCCTTTTCTAACTCACCATTCTCAAACGCGGTCTCCGCGTCAGCAACGGCCAGGGCGAGCTTCTCTTGCAACTCGCTCATTTTCTCTACTTCTCCCTTAGTCCTAGTTTCACTTTCAACAGTCGCAAACGTGCCAATCCTTCCCGAATCGCTCTTTGCCTTGCGTCGTCCGCGTCCCCCGCAGGACTAGCAACTGTGGCCTCTGAGCCTTTATCATCGGGGAAAGCCAGGCCCGCTTGCTCATATATGGACTTTATGGCCTGTATGGGCCTATCCACCATTCTGTGTTCCGCTGGTGTTGGGGTAAGCGTTGCCTCGCAGATGGTCCAGCGTTCTATCTTCCCATCTGGTGCAACCTTGCGACTCCTGGGAAAACATGAGCTACTCCAATAGAGTGCTCCCCGCTCTATCAGCTCCGCAATAGCCTCTCTGTATTTGGCGGCCTTGCGGGCTTGGGTTTCTACCCAGAGTCCTATATCATCGAACGTCATCACGTCGACTTTGCCAAGAACGTCGCTTTTCACCGTGTCATCAGACGCATGATGGTACATTGCCGGGATTCCACCGACGGCTTCAAAGGCATTCAACATCTCTGCGGTCTCGGGCGTGAAATACTCGCCCGTAAGGTCTTTGCGCTCCGGATCTCCCCATAGCACCAAGTAGCCTCCAAAGCGGTTCTGGCCCAGGGCCTTGACGCACAAGAGATCGTCGGTGTTAGTTTCCTCTTGCTCCAATTCCTCATCCATGCTCTTGCCTCTTTTGCTCTTCCCCGCCGCGTGAATACAGGCAAATACAGCGTTTTTCTCTGCATCCTCGCCACCGTTCGCTAGAACTGCGTTGGCAGCGGCGACACACTTTTTCTTCTCTTCATCCGTCCAGTTCTTGGCTGGCGGAGGGGGATCATCAACTGTCCATGGCATCTTCTACTTCCTTCATAATCCGCGCATATCCTGACTCATCTACTATGATTCTATGAGGATGGCAGATTGTATTTTCCGTGGCCGTTAGGTTCTCATCCTCCCACAGTGCCAATGCCTCATCACTCAAGACTTCCCAGGTCTCCAGCTCTGCCATCAATCCAGCATCATAGATTATGTTCTCTGTCATGCTCTTCACTCCCCAAAACAAACAGCCCCGCTTCTTACACCGGGGCCTCTTGGCGCAGGTGTCAAAAGCGGGGCTAGGATAATCTCTAGCGCAGCGTGTATACGGTTGTTAGGCTAGCTGGTCATGATCTCCCGATCTATCTCTTGAGCCATTGCTACAGAGAACTGTCTAGCCACTTCGTCATCTGAGCCATAGCCAAAGAGGATATATTCCGTGCTGTCAGTGCTCGCGTCTACATACTCTGGGTCACCAGGCATAGTGAGGTTCCATCCCTCTTTCGCCTTCGGCACCCTTGCTAGCAATCCCAGCAGCGGTACTCCTGCCAGTGCCTTCACGAACTCGCGACGGTTCATGGCTCCTCCTTATAAATCGCTATCTCGGAATATACTGTCCCAGGCCCGATATAAAAGGTCAGCCTGCCCCATCGACAGTTTCCGTACGTCTGCACCAGTGGTTTCTACCCAATCTAAAAAACGACTTACTGTTGCGTGGTCTAGGTGGTATTTCATCGCAACCTTGAACCCGAGTGAATGCTTTAGATTCTTTTCGACAGCGCGCATCTCCTGGCACCAACGCTTGTGATTCTTCCAAGCACTGAAGATTTCGCCCCACAGCGCGGGCAATGCCACACCAATGTGCCTTGCCATCATTTCCCCTCCCTCTCCATCCTCTCCTTCGTCTTCTGCGCCCAGCGCACTATCATCATAAGCGCTCTGACGAGAGTGTCAAGTCCAGTAGGCAATCCCGAGATAGCAATCTCGTCTCGGACAATCTCTCTAATTGTTTGTATGCCCTCTTCAGAGAATGCTGTTTGGGTCATTCCGTCCCCAGATGCCTTCGCACCGCCTGCTTGAGTATCCGCTGAACTGCGCCGGACTCTACCACCCTTTTTATGGCCTGTTCGTCAGTGCGCCAGCCGGTGGCTGCGTGCTGTGGCGACTGCCTTTCCTTGCTCTGGACCCAGGGGGCATAGCTCACTCGTGTGGCGGCTTTGGCCCCTATGCTTCCATGCTTGGCACTGAACCAGGACGGCCCCAGCCTCTGGCTCATCGGGTCACTCTGACGCGAATACTTGAGGGGCAATCCCTTCCTTGAGGCAAAATAGGCTGCCTTCTGTTTCTGTGACTTCCACAAGACAGGGCTGTGCGACGGCCCAGGATACCGCCCCATCTCGGAGCGCACTTCCTCGGCTATCGCCAACGTCGCGGCACTGATAGCTGGCTCCACGCCCCGCCCCAGTTTGCGTCTCAGTTGGTCTAGGCCCTCGATGCGAAGGGTTACGGACATTCCATCTCCAGCACTGGCTCACCGTCGGGGCCTATAATTCCTACAGCCCATTTACCAGGTGCCCAGTCCTCTGTTCTCTTGGCCTCCATATGGACAATGCGCAGATATGGTGTATGAAACAGCATACCATAACCATCTACCAGCCACTCCTTACCATCCCACAGCCCATAGAGCTTGGGTTCTGCCTGGAGCCTCGAATAGTACGGTGGCCCATTGAAGACCAGGGGTTCCGTATCCTCATACTGCCCGCCAACAAACTCTGGCGCGCAATCACCAATCGCGTTTGATCCCATTGCTCCTCCTACCTCCTCACGAATATGGCGTTTCCGCTCTGTGCCTTGTTCCACGGATTGTCCCGGGTAAACCCGCAACCCTCAATATGCTCTAGCATGTGCTCGTTCCCGGGCCGTCCTCCATTCTTTTCCACGAGAAGAGACCGAAGGTGAGTATCACCCAATACCTGTGCCATGCCCTTTATCACCCTGAACTCCGTGCCATCCACGTCTATCTTGATGTGTCCTGGGCAACCGCAACCCAGCTTATACACCAGACTATCGAGGGTCACTGCCAGTA